TATGCAAGCACCAAAGACACCACAAGAGACACATTTCCTAAGAGAGAAATGGAGCCACATAAGATGGCTTGCAACAAAATTAGCAGCGTCAACCTTTGGAGACAAAAGCCAGGTTGAGCAGAAGATAGATAATCATTTAATCATTAGTTGGGGAGAACCTAAGAATGAAAACAATATTATACAAGCTAAAGAAGTTATGGATCAAGTATCAAGTGTGGATGCTAAAGCTATACCTGGAGCAAGCACAATTGATTAGGAAAAGAGAGGAAAGCCAAAACAAAGAAAAGGTTAAAAGAAATAAAAGGTAGTGAAAGTTCGTTCTTAGATGCCAAACCCACGCTCCTCGCACACGCATTATGGAGTTCGTTTGGTTCTAAGTCTCTGTCTTGGTCTCTGTTTCATTGAATAAGATAATGAAATCAATGATTGTCTATAGGTTTTATACCTATGACCCAGGAACTTGCATATAAAAGTGTATATTTTGAAAGAACAAAGGTGGGGTATACCCGAAAAACCAGCCGCATTTTTTAAGAATATATATATTGGGACTTCAAGACACAAACACACACACAGACTTTAATATGAACGGAAAAGATAAATACACAGATAAATTAATAACCGCCATGGTATTTCACGCAGAAGACACCAATGGTTTAGTTATTCATTTAAACGGATTTACAAGCCAGGAACACGCAAATAAATTTTGCAAAAAACTTATGAAAAACAGCGGCATAGAGTATAAATCAATCAGGGAACTTTTTGATTTACCAACCATTCACTAATAAGGAGGAAATAATGAATATAGATTTAATTATTCATGAAGCGAAACATTATTGGAGCGAACATAAAAAAGTCGTAATTGGTGTTGCAGCTTTAATAGTAATTTTACTAATTATATAAAATGAGAGTACAAATACCCTATACACCGAGACCACTCCAGGCGGAGCTACATAAAAATCTGGATAAGTATAGGTTTGCTGTACTTTCCTGTCATAGAAGATTTGGAAAAAGCGTAGCCATAATTAATCATTTAATTAGAGCTGCACTTACCCATAAAATGAAAAACCCGAGGTTTGCGTATATTGCACCAACTTATAAACAAGCAAAGAGTATTGCTTGGGATTATATGAAAATGTTTGCGGGTGGAATACCTGGGGTTAAGTTTAACGAAACAGAGCTAAGATGCGATTTGCCGAATGGCAGCAGAATAACCTTGTTATCTTCTGAACAGCCAGATTCACTAAGGGGATTATTCCTTGACGGAGTTTGTATAGATGAGGTTGCTCAAATAGATCCAAGGTTATGGAACGAAATTATTAGACCAGCGTTATCTGATAGGAAGGGGTTTTGTTATTTTATAGGAACCCCAGCGGGATTAACAAATATATTTTACGATTTATACCAGCACGCTTTATCAGATGATAAGTGGTTTGCTTACACGGCTAAAGCAAGCGAGACAAAAATTATCGACCAGGAAGAGCTAGATGCCGCAAAAGCTCAAATGGGAGATGCAAAATATAAACAAGAATTTGAGTGTGATTGGATTGCAAATATTGAAGGATCCATATATGGAGACATAATAAAAAAACTTGAAGAAAAAAAACAATTAACAAGACTTGCATACGATCCAGCTTTATTAGTTCATACAGCCTGGGATTTAGGAATTGATGATAGTACATCAATAATATTTTTCCAGCAGTTAGGAAACCAAATTTTGGTTATTGACTATTATGAAAATAATCGAGAAGGGTTGCCGCATTATATCCAGGTGGTAAAGGATAAAGATTATTATTACGGAGATCATTTTGCACCTCACGACTTGGAAGTTACAGAATTTACAAGCGGTAAGAGCAGAAGAGAAGTAGCTTACCAATTGGGAATAAGGTTTAAAGTTTTACCTAAAATAAACCTAGAGGATGGGATCCATAATTTAAAAATGGTTTTACCTAAGTGTTGGTTTGATATAGAAAACACAAAACCATTAATAGATGCGTTAAGACACCATCATAGAAAATATAACGAGAAGATGAAAATGTTTAGTAATAAACCTCAAAAAGATTGGAGTTCTCATGCTTGCGATGCTATGAGATATTTAGCTTTAGGAATTACTGAATTACCAAAAAACAAAATTGCGGCTCAGAAATTAGCCGTCAATGATTATACAATACACGGAGAATAATTATGGGATTTATGAAACCAACTATACCAGCAATGCCATCAATACCACCAGTTCAGCCTTTACCAACGCCACCGAGTTATGAGGATACGGATAGAGCTGAAGCTGCTAAAGCAAAAAGAGATAAGATTAGAGCTGGTAGAGTAGGTAGATCTGCAACTATTCTAACCTCAGCTAAAGGTTTAGAAGATGACGAATATTCAACAAAGAAAACTATATTAGGAGGATAATATGGGAGGATTTGTATCAAGACCAAAACCGCCACCACCACCAGCACCAACCCCAACAAAAGCTGAAGTATCACAAGCTACATCTTTATCGGTAACAGAAATGGCTAGAGGTAAAGGCAGATCCAGTACGATCTTAACTGGAGCAAAAGGTTTAGGCGATAACGCATTAACAACAACCAAGAAATCATTACTCGGAGGATAGATGGCTATAGAACCAAAAGCAAAAATGATTATTGAGAGGTACAAAACTCTCAAAGCAAAAAGAGTTACCTGGGAAGATCATTGGCAAGATATTGCAGATTATTTCTTACCAAGAAAAGCAAATATTACCATGAAACATACCAAGGGAGATAAAAGGCATGACCAGGTTTATGATGGTACAGCCACGCATGCTTTAGAATTATTATCCGCTAGTTTAAATGGTATGTTGACGAATACTATTTCTCCGTGGTTTATTTTAAAATTTAGAAACGATGCAACGAATGAAGATGATGCAGCAAGAGAATGGTTGGAAAATTGCGCAAAAGTTATGCAGCAAGCATTTGCTAGATCTAATTTTCAGCAAGAAATTTTTGAATTATACCATGAGCTATTAGCGTTTGGTACATCTGCAATGTTTATTACAGATGATGTTAAGGATGATTTAAGATTTAAAACAATTCATATTTCAGAAATATTTATTACTGAAAATGAAAAAGGATTAGTAGATAGTTTAACAAGAAGATTTAATTTACAGAATAAAAATATTCCTTCAATGTATCCAGATGCAGAATTGCCAAGAGCAATAGTAGCGGATATAGAAAAAGCTCCTCACGAAGATGCTGTAATTTTACATTCAGTTTATCCTAACGAAGTTAAGATGGGATATGATAATAGTAAAAATATGGATTGGGTATCTTGCCATGTCCACGAAAAGACAGGAACTTTATTAAAAGAAAGTGGTTTTAAAGAATTTCCTTATGTGGTTCCAAGATATTTAAAAACTTCATCTAATGAAATTTACGGCAGATCTCCAGCGATGAATGCTTTACCCGATACTAAGATGTTAAATACAATGTCTAAAGTTTCAATTAAAGCAGCACAAAAACAAATCGACCCACCTTTAATGGTTCCTGATGATGGTTTTATTTTACCTATTAGAACAGTACCTGGTGGATTAAATTTCTATAGAGCTGGAACCAGAGAAAGAATTGAACCATTACAAATTGGATCCAACAATCCAGTTGGTATTCAAATGGAAGATCAAAGAAGAAAAGCTATTAGAGAAAACTTTTTTGTCGATCAACTAATGACTATCCAGGGTCAAAATATGACCGCAACAGAGGTTATGCAGAGAACTGAAGAGAAGATGAGATTACTGGGTCCAGTTCTAGGTAGATTACAATCTGAATTGTTACAACCTTTAATAACTAGAAGTTTCAATTTATTATTTAAAAATAATAAATTTGCTCCACCGCCAGAAATGTTAGGCGACCAGGATATTGAAATTGAATATGTATCTCCATTAGCGAAAGCTCAAAAGACACAAGAGCTTTCATCTATTATGAGAGGTATAGAAATATTTGGTTCAATGCAAAATATTGCACCAGTATTTGATTACATAGACATAGATGGTTTAGTTAATCATGTTACAGATGTTTTAGGATTACCAGCTAAAATTATGAGATCAAAAGGAGAAGTTCAACAAATTCAACAACAAAAACAAGCTGCCGAAATGGAGCAAATGCAATTACAACAAGCTCAGCAAGTTGCTGAAGCTGCGGGTAAAGTAGCACCAGCTCTAAAGGTAGCCAATGAATAAAGATGATCTAAAGCAATTAATTATTGCTTACAAACAAGTTTTTGAATCTGACCATGGTAAAAAAGTTATGGAAGATTTAGAAAAGAGATGCAGTTATCATACAACTACTCATGTTAAAGGAGATAGTCATGAAGGTGCATTTTTAGAAGGAACAAGATCAGTAGTCTTGTTTATTAAAAATATGCTTAACAAAAAAGGAGAATAAATATGTCAAGCGAAAATCAAGAGGTAGCAGCTCCCGTTGAACAACCATCGGTGCTGTCTGGAGACCCTAAAACAGAAACTCCACAAGCAACAACAGATTGGAAAGCAAGTCTTTCTAATGAAATAAGATCTGATAAATCTTTAGAAAATATTAAAGATATAGAAGGTTTAGCAAAATCTTATGTCCATGCACAAAAATTGGTTGGATCGGATAAAATTCCAGTTCCAAACAAATATGCAACCGAAGATGATTGGAATGCTGTTTATGAAAAACTAGGCAGACCAAAAACTGCGGATGGATATAAATTTGACTTACCACAAGATAAACAAGTGGATGAGGCATCATTAAAAGAATTTTCTAGCCAAGCTCATAAGTTAGGATTACTTCCTAGCCAGGCTCAAGGTATGGTTAAATTTTATAATGAAATAACAGCTAAATCTTTACAAGATGCTGACAGCAAAGCTCTTGCTGCTAGGGAAACTAGCACAAAAGAACTTAAACAAGAGTGGGGTCAAGCATTCGATCAAAAGGTTTCACAAGCAGCAACATTAGCAAAATCAGTTGGTGCTACAGAACTTTTAGATACTAATTTAGCAGACGGAACCAAACTGGGAGATCATCCAGTTATGATTAAAGCATTTGCAGAATTAGCAAATAAAATGGGGGAAGATAGTATAGTTCAAGCATCTGGACCAACTTATCTGACACCAAACCAGATTGAAAAACAAATTGGAGAACTGACGCAGACGGGTTCGGCTTATTGGGATAAAAACCATCCAAACCATCAAGCAGCAGTTTCAGAAGTTTTAGCTTTACGAGAAAAGAAAAATCAAGTATAGCTGAAAATGATTAGGAAAATCGAAAGACCCTAGTTGACACTATGAAAGTATAGGATCCAGGAGATCTAAAATCGAGGAGCGACCCGCAAGGATAATCATCCGATTTAACATAAACATAAACAAACGGAGGAACTTATTATGAGTTCACAAATAACTACTTCTTTCGTTGAGCAGTATAGCTCGAATATCGCTATGCTTTCTCAACAAATGGGAAGTAAATTAAGATCTTCTGTTGATGTGGAAACAGTTACGGGGAAAAATGCTTTCTTTGACCAAGTAGGAGTTACAGCTGCACAGCTTAGAACTTCTCGTCATGGAGACACTCCGCAAATTGACACTCCACATAGTAGAAGAAGATTGAGCTTAGCTGACTACGAATGGGCTGATTTAGTTGACGATGTCGATAAAATTAGGCTTTTAGTAGACCCAACTAGCTCATACGCTAGAGCGGCAGCGGCAGCTATGAACAGAGCGATGGATGATGTAATTATTACAGCCATGAACGCATCTGCGAATACTGGTGTTGCTGGTGGTACATCTACGGCTTTACCTTCAACGCAAAAGACTGCGACTTCGGACCAATCAGATGGTTTGACAATTGCTAAACTTTTGGCTGCGAAGAAAATCCTAGATAATAACGATGTTGACCCTTCATTGAAGAGATACATTGTTTGCGGACCAGTACAGATCCAAGATCTATTAGGAACAACTCAAGTTACAAGTTCAGACTACAATGTAGTTCGTGCCTTGGCAACTGGAGCTATTAATTCCTACTTAGGTTTTGAGTTCATAATGTCAACAAGACTGAACAAGGATGCAACTTATACCTCAGACAGATTAGTTTTTGCATATACTGAAGATGCTATTAAATTAGGTATCGGAAAAGATATATCTGCGAAAATTTCTGAAAGAGCTGACAAGTCTTACTCAACTCAAGTGTACTACTCAATGGCACTTGGAGCAGTAAGAATGGAAGAAGAAAAAGTTGTTCAAATTCCTTGTCATGAAGCATAATAAATAGAAAGGAAAATCACAATGGGAACTAAAAACTCAGACTTAGTAGCAAATTTTGAAGCTACGCCACCAGTTCTTACAGATAGTGCATTATTACACGGAGTAGTTCGTGTGGCTAAAGGTACTATAGTTGTAGCAGCTGGCGATAGTGATGATGACGATATTGTTATGCTAGCACCAATACCAAGTAATGCAACCGTTTCACACATTTGGATCGGAGCAGATAATCTTGGTGGTTCATGCACATACAATGTTGGGATTTATCAATCTAGTGGAACAGTAGTAGACGAAGATTACTTCGCAACAGCAGTAGCCGATGGCGTTACTGTATTGTCGGATGTAAGATTTGAAGCTGCTAACATTAACACAGCTGGTTCAGCAATGTGGGAAATGGCTGGAGCGTCATCTGATCCTGGAGGTTTTTACTACATAGCAGCTACTATGGCTGCTGCGGGTGGAACTGAAGGCGATATGTCGTTCAACATTCAATATGTTTGCAACTAGATAAATAAAATTTTAGGCGGGGAAAGCGAGAGTGGAACCCGCCTAGGATGCTTATAAAAAAAAATTAAAAAGGAATTTATTAAATGGCTAGTGTGGTTCAAATATGTAATTCAGCATTAAATCAATTAGGAGCAAGTTCTATTACAGCTCTTACTGAAAATTCAAAAAATGCTAGAATATGCAACGAAAGATATGAAACAATTAGAGATGCGGTTTATAGATCTCATCCTTGGAACTGCTTAGTTAAAAGAGTTCAATTAGCACAAGATAGCGATACTCCAGCTTGGGGGTTTTCTTATCAATATACTTTACCAAGTGATTGCTTGCGTGTTTTACAAATTAAAGATTACAATTCAGATTATAAAATAGAAGGTAGAAAATTATTAATAGAACAAAGTTCAGTTTATTTAATTTATTTAGCCATTGAAACAGATGTAAATCAGTTAGATATTTTATTAAGAGAAACTATATCAGCAGCTCTAGCTCAAGATATGGCTTACGCTATAACATCTAATTTACAAGTTGCAAAACTAATGGCTGAAAAATACCAAGCTAAATTATCTGAAGCAAGACACACAGACGCTAGTGAAGGATATAATACAGATCCAACTCTAGCACCAACAGATCAAATAATTACAGAAGATTTTATAAACAGTAGATACTAAATATGCCTAAACAACTTTTAAGCATACCTAGCTTTACCGCTGGGGAGCTTTCATCATCTATGGAGGGTCGTACAGACTTTGCTAAATATTTTAACGGAGCCTCAAATATTGAAAATTTTGTTGTATTACCACATGGACCAGTAACAAGACGACCAGGAACTTATTTTGTTTCTGAAGTTAAAACATCTGCTAATTCAACAAGATTAATTCCATTTACATTTTCAACTGAACAAACTTATGTTTTAGAGTTTGGTAATCAATATATCCGTTTCTTTAAAGACAATGGTCAAATTACAGAAGGCAATAAAACTATTACTGCAATAACAGCTGCTAATCCAGCTGTAGTTACATCTAGCTCACATGGTTATTCTAATGGAGATTTTGTAAATATTTCTGGAGTTGTTGGTATGACAGAGGTAAATGGTAAAACTTTTAAAGTAGCTGACAAAACCACTAATACTTTTGAACTGCAAAATGTTGATGGAACAGATATTAATTCATCTGGCTACACAGCTTATTCATCTGGTGGAGTTGCAAACAAAATTTATCAAATCACAACTGAATATACCACAGCTCAACTTTTCGATTTAAAATTCGCACAATCCGCAGATGTTATGTATATCTGCCACAACTCCCATGAAGTAATGAAACTTTCAAGAACGGGTCATACTTCCTGGACATTAACAGAAGTAGATTTTGGAACTAATGGACCCTATATGGATGCCAATACTACAGCAACTACTTTAACTCCAGCATCATCGGGAACGGGAACGGGTGTTAATATTACAGCTAGTTCTACAACAGGAATTAATGGTGGCGATGGTTTTCAAACAACCGATGTGGGAAGAATAATAAAATTTAATGGTGGCGAAGCAAAGATTACAGCTAGAACAAATACTACAGTTGTAGTCTGCACAATTACAGATGCTTTTACCAATACCGATGCCACAGCATCTTTTCAACTTGGTTCCTTTTCAGATACCACGGGTCATCCATCTTCCGTTTCTTTCTTTGAACAAAGATTAGTATTTGCAGCAACAACAGATCAACCTCAAACAATGTTTTTCTCAAAATCTGGAGATTATGAGAATATGACATCTGGCACAGACGCTGACGATGCTATGGTTTATACAATTGCATCAAATCAAGTTAATGCGATTAAATCATTAAAAGCTACAAGAACTTTAATTTGCATGACAACGGGTGGCGAATATGCCGTTAGTTCTGGAGCTAACCAGGATGCAATTACTCCATCTAATATTAATATTAGAAAACAATCTAATTATGGTTCTGCGGGTGTGGATGCTTTATCAATTGGAAACGCAACTATATTTCTACAAAGAGCTAAAAGAAAAGTTAGAGAGCTTGCTTATAACTTTGATACGGATGGTTATACTGCACCAGACTTAACAATTTTGGCGGATCATATTACAGAAACAGGCGTAGTGCAAATGGATTATCAGCAAGAACCTTACTCCGTAGTTTGGGGAGCAAGAACAGACGGAGTATTAGCTGGTTTAACTTATAACAGATTAGAAAATGTTGTTGCCTGGCACAGACATATTATCGGTGGTAAATCAGACACAACTAAAAATATTATTCATCAACAAATTTCTTTTACATCAAATACAACGATTGTTAATACAACTAACAACACTATAACTTTAACATCACACGGATTATCTACTGGCGATCCAGTTTATTATTATGCAGCTAGTAATATTATTGGTGGTTTAAACAATTCAACATTATATTTTGCTATCGCATCAGATAGTAATACAATCAAATTAGCAACAACCGCATCTAACGCTACTGCGGGAACTGCCATATCTTTTACTTCAGCTCCAAGTTCAGACACAACTCAATACATTTATCAAGGTGTTAATATTTCATCTAATTTTATTTATTCCGCATCTCATGGTTTTACTACTGGAGATATTTTTTATTACGATAACACAGGAACAGCTATTGGAGGTTTATCTGAAAACACAAAATACTACATTGAAAAAATAGATGATAATCAATTTAAACTTTATTCAGATAAAACTTTAAGCACTAATGTTAGCTTAACTTCAGCTCATACATCAGAACAAACAGATAATATTTTAACTCATGCTAAAGTAGAAAGTGTTGCTGTAATAGATGGCGATAGCGATGAAGATCAAGTTTGGGTTATTGTTAAAAGATGGATTAATGGTGCTGTAAGAAGATATGTGGAATATTTTACACCATTTGATTTTAATGAAGATTTAACTGCATTCCATTATTTAGATAGTGGATTAAGCTACACAGGAGATTTAACTTCAAGTCTTTCTGGTTTAGATCATTTAGAAGGAGAAGTAGTTGACATAATTGGCGAAGGCTCAACTCAAAATTCAAAAACAGTTTCAAGCGGAGCTATAACATTAACCAATTCTACTGAACAAGCTAAAGTTGGTTTATTATATACATCCGATTTACAAACAATGAGATTAGACGAAGGTTATACAGAAACAACTCAAACTAAAACTAAAAGAATCTATGACTTATCAGTTAGATTTCAAAATACAGTTGGAGCAAGTGTTGGACCCAATGCTGCCAACTTAACAGCAATAGATTTCAGATCTAGTGGATCTCCTATGGATTTACCTATTCCTTTATTTACAGGAGATAAGTCTATTGAATTTGATACAAACTATGGAACAGAAGGTTTGGTTTATGTGCAACAACCACAAGCTCTACCTATGACTATCCTGGGTATTTATCCAAGATTGGAGACAGAAAGTGTCTGATGTAGTTATTGTTCCTTTTGAAAATAAGCACGCAGAACAAATATTAGAACAAGGCTTAAATAGCGAATTTTTAGAATTAAAACCAGAGCATAAAAAATATGCTTTTTTTTTAAAAGAAGTTGGAATGTCGTTTACGGGTCTAGTTAATAACAGACCGATAGCGGCTGGAGGTGTCTTTCATCTCTGGGATGGCGTTGCCGAGGGGTGGGTCTTAGCAACAAAAGATATTTATAAATATCCGATTTTTTGTGCTAAACACATTAAACAACGAACTGAAATAATTTTAAAAGCTAATAAAATAAAAAGAATACAAACTTCCGTAAAAGCTGATTGCGATGTGGCATTAAGATTTGCCAAGTGGTTAGGTTTTAAAAAAGAAGGATTAATGGAAAGTTATGGTCCCGATGGATCTGACTTTGTAAGATTTGCGAGGGTAATGAAATAATGAGTTTTTTTGGAGATATATTTGGTGGTAAAGCTGCAATGGCAGCAGCAAACTATAACGCTAAAATCATGGAGCGTAACGCCAAGATTAAAGAGCAAGAAGCTGAACAGATTATGTCTGTTCATAATAATTATAACTTACCTAAATTTGACAGAACAGTTGAGCAGATCCAGGGACAAACAACTGTAGCTTATCTATCTAGCGGAGTTACATACTCTGGAACTGTTATTGATGCCTTGTATGCTCAAGAATTAGAACTTCAAACCGATAGAGATATTATGACATACAACGCAGAAAACGCTAGAGATCAAAAAGAAAATGAGGCAATTCAGTTAAGAGCTGATGCGGATCTTTCAAGATGGCGTGGTAAAGTTGCTAAGAAAGCATCTTACTATGCAGCGGGTCAAAGTTTATTAACTACAGGAGCAATGTTTATCTAATGACAATAAAATTATATAGTTCACAATTACAACCAACTACTGAAACTTCCAATGTAATGGATACCAGACAGATAAGTTTAGATGAGGCTGCATCCATTGGTAAAGCCTGGAAAGGCATGGTTCACTCTGGAGAAAAACTTTACGCTAAACACTTGGATATTAAATCCGATAAAGAACTTTTAGAAACATCTAAAGTAATAATGAATGGTAAAACAGATGACAATGGCAATGTTATTTCTACTGGTTTAAGTGAAGTTTTAATTAAAGCTAAGGATATGGATGATCCAGATAAAGCGATAGCATATTATAATAATACATGGAAATCACTATTAGAAACTGAAAAATCCAATCTATCCTGGATGGCTAAAAGAAAATTTACATCCTGGATGAACAAGCAAAATTTAAAAGACACAAATTCCATTAAGCAATACACAACAGTTAATATGATTAATGGATTAAGAAGTGATACTTTAGATAAAATTGAAACCTTAAAAAAATCAATAATATATTCAACTGGATTAGAGCAAGAAACAGCTAAAACAGAATTAGCTGAATTATTATCTGATAAAAAAACTAAAGAATTATTTGGAGTTAAATTAGATGAGGTAGTTGAAACAGCAGAAAGAGATATTGCTTTTTATCAATATAAAAATGTTTCAGTTGTAGATCAAGCGGCAGCTTTAGAAGCAGCCAAAAAAGATAAAAGATTAAAAGTAGAGGATGTTCAAAAACTAATTACTCATTTTAAAACCTCAAAAACTAATAGCAATAATTTAAACAAAGATAATGTTTCTAAAATGGAGAGTGCTTTAGAAAGCGGGATTATATTTGAC